TAGGGAGGGGGTCGGACATTCACGATCCACAGGTCAGCGGCCACCCGCTCACGCTCGCTAGCACCCGCTCACGCTCGCTGGCACCCGCACACGCTCGCTGGCACCCGCACACGCTCGAGCTCCTCGTCGGACCACCACCCGGCCCGCCGCACCGCCGGGCGCCCCGCTCGCCACTCCCCCACCCGCACAGCCCCGCTCGAGCGGCAGCCGGCCCCAAGCTCGACCCCGGGACGTCACGAGCGCCGGCCCTCATGCCCGCAGGGAGGGGCTAGCGGGACGTGGCGGGAAGGTGCTGGCGGTAGGCGGTGCGGATGGTGTGCTCCAGCAGCCGGACGGGGATGCCGGTGATGTCGTGGATGCTCTCCACGGTTGCGTGGTACGCGCCACTCGGGTACTCGGAGTCGCATCCGCAGGCGGCGCACAGGTGGGCGTACGCGGCTTGCGCTCGGAACAGCGGCGCTGCGGTGCCGATCCGTTCGGTGAGGGCAAGGTTCACATCGAGAATGGTGATCTCGGGGGTCATGGGGTCGCTCCTCGTGGGGGGGCACGCGACAGGGGGACCGGCTCGCCTGACGGCTGGCGCGGTCCCCTCTGGCGGCGGTGTGGGAAGGTCGGGCTGGTCAGCCCTCCTCCTCCTCGTCGCGAGCGAGCAGGTACAGGTCCTCGACCTCGTGGCCGATCAGCGGGTACAGCCACAGCGGGAACAGGTGGATGTTCTCCCCCTCCCGGCCGTTGCGCTCCATGTAGGCCACGGATTCTGCCCATGCCGACAGGAAGTCAGCGAAGGTTTCCAGCATCATGGTGGCGTCGCCCCATCCGGACAGGTCGTCGCTGGTGTAGACGACCTCGCCGCGGACGCTGATGTAGTAGTGCCACGAGCGGCGGGCGTTGAGTCCATCGGCCCGGAAGGTGCCGACGGTGAGAGTGACCTCGCCGCTGGTGACGCTGGTCGTCTCGGTGAAGTCGGTGGGGATGGTGAGCGTGGTGCTCATGGTGGTGCTCCTCTCGGTAGTAGGTGTGGTGCTGATGGGGTGGAGTGTACGGAGGGGGTCGGACACGCTAGAGGCTGGCGAGGTAGTGCTCTACCGCGTAGGCGGCAGCCTCGGCGGTCGTCGGGAACGCCCGCAGCGGCTCGCTGTGGCCGTTGATGCTCACCCACACCCGGTAGGTGGCGCTCGGTGCCCGGTCGATGTGGTAGTCGATGGCGGCGGCCGTGTGGCCCCACCAGAACCCGGTGCCGGTGCTCCGGTGCCAGACGATCGGGCTGTCGTCGGTGGGGGTCAGGTTGTCGGACGGAATCAGGATGCTCACGATGTTCCCTCTCGCTAGTAGGTGATGCGGACAGTATCACATGGGGGTCGGACACGCTACTCGGAAGTGCCGGTCCGCCGGTGACGATCTGAAGTGTAGGGGAAGGGTCGGACACGCTCGCTCCCCGACTCCAGCCCGACTCCAGCCCGACTCCAGCCCGACTCCAGCCCTCGACTCTCGGCACCAGACACCCGCCCGCCGGGGAGCCCCGACCTCGAGGCCGGCTGGCCGCACAGCCCCGCAGCTCGAGCAACGGCACCCGCAACCGGGCCGGGACGTGCGGCCTCGAGGGATTGGTGCGAGTCGTGTCGCCGCCACCCTGAAGGCATGGAAGCGATGGTGGAAGTGTGCCGGTGGATCGGTCAGGCAACCGTCGCAGCGTTCGTGGTCTGGTGGATCGGACAGCAGTAAGGGCCAGCACCCGAAGGCGCTGGCCCCATGCGTGGAACGTGATGCGGGCTACCGTTATCCGAGCAGCAGGTCCGCTCGGACTTCGGCAGCCTCTCGCCGGTGAGCAGCCTCGCGCTCGTCGGCCCACTTGTCGAAGTCAACGTCCTCGCCGTGCTCTTCGACGTACTCGGCGTACTCGGCGTACAGGGTGCGGTAGTTCACGGTGTTTCCTCTCGCTGGTGGGTGGTGTTGCTGACGGACAGCAGTCTCGCTGGTGGGTGGGACATGAACGGCGGTGCGTATCAGCCGACGAGGGCCGGAACCTCGTCTCGCAGCCATGCGGCCACGAAGGCGATGGCATCCAGCGGCGACGCATCGGCCAGCCGAGTCTCGGTGGCTGCCCAAGCGTGCTCGCGGGTCCGGATGCTGTACCAGCCATCCTCCTTCTCCACGATGAGCGCGACGGGCCCGCAGTCATCGTCGGTGGCCCACACCCACGTCTCGGGATCTCCGGTGGCGGTCCAGCCGTCACGGGAACGCAGGTTGCTGTCCAGCATGATGGTGGTGATCGTGCGACGCAGGCGCATGGGTGTTTCCTCTCGGTAGTAGGTGGTGTTGCTGACGGAATGAAGTATCGCAAGAGGGTCGGACATCCTCCCCGGCACCCGGCGAGCCGGCGCTCAGGACCCTGAGTCCCATCCGTCCTGCCCCCACCGACGCCACCGGCCCCTGAACCGAGGATGCGGGAACGGCATACCATCCCCGACCCGCCCCGGCGGGGCTTCCTCGCCGCCGGCCCCGAAACGCTCCAACGCCTCCCTCGTGCGTTCCTCGAGCCGCTCCCGGTACAGGTCCGCAGGTCCCGGCACAGCGAACTGCGGCTCGCAGGCCAACACGATGGCCCGCTCCTCGTCGACAACGAACCAGAGCTCGTCGGGGAAGTAGTCGAACTCATCGAACACCGAACCCGGGACTTCGAGGGCGACGCTGAGCTCGAGGTCGCTGACGGTGAGAGGACCGTCATCGGTGATGTACGGGGTGTCCCGCTCGAACGTGAACTGAAGGTACAGGTCGTCGTAGCGACCGTAGGCGGTGTAGGTGGGCATGGGGCTCCTCGGGGTTGGGGGTCCGGAAGGTAGCGATGCTGAGTAGGTCAAGTCAACCAGACTGCTTCAGTTGTCCCTCATCGTTGACTTGACTGTCCGACCCTCATGCGATAGTGTCTCTCGTCAAGGAAGCACACCTACTAGCGAGAGGAAACCAGCACCATGAGCATGACGATCACAGTCACGAAGTTCAGCGCCGGATGGAACCTCCCCGGTTGTCTCCCCGAGATGACGCCGGTCGTGTTCGACACGGAAGAGGAAGCCCGAGCCTTCGTGGAGGAGGAGCAGCGCACGGCTGCTTCCATCTACGCGGAGGACGAGATGGCCGACCCGTACGTCTATTGGGTCGAACCCGTCACGTTCACGCTCAAGGAATGGGCCGAGTACCTTGCCGACTGACCACACCTTCCAGCGCGGCACCGAAGTCAAGACACCCGTGAGCGACGGGAAACGCAACCGATGGTTCCTCTACGGCACCGTCATCGACATCGACGGCCCGTGGATCACCGTCCTCGTCGGCTCCATGACCTGCGTCTACCCGGCCCACGAACTCCTCCCCGCCTGACCTGAGCGACGCACCCAGCGTCACCGGCGACACCAGCACCCTCCGGACCCTTGCCCACCCGGAGGGTGCCGTCGCGTCTACAGGAACGACAACACCAGATCCGCAACCCCACCACCGGTCGAACCCTCAGCCGTACGCCCGTCGATCGCCATCTCCACGATGGACCGCTTCAGCCCGATCAGTTCGAAGATCCGCTCATCCAACGTCTGCTCACACAGCAGATACGTTGCCGTCACCGACCCGCGTTGCCCGATCCGATGGCACCGAGCCGTCGTCTGATCCAGATCCGCAGGCGTCCACGGCAACTCCACGAAACAGATGTCCTGAGCCGCCGTCAACGTATGCCCGGTCTTCGCCGCTTGGATCGACAGCACGATCACCGGCGCAGACTCCACCGGCTCGTTCTGGAACCGGGACTTATGGGCCTCGACCTCTGCGGTGTCCTGCCCGCCTTGGATCCGCAAGCCCCCATACCGGGCAGCCAACGCCTCCACCACATCACGATGATGAGCCGCCAGCACCACCTTGCGGCCAGCCTCCACATGACCATCGACCCACTCGGCAACCGCATCCATCTTCGCCAACGCTGCGAGCCGGCGCAGCTGCGAGATCCGCACCAGATGCTCGTTCGCCTCTGCCGCCATCCGGGCCCGCACCGCCGCACTCCGTGGGTTCGCCCCCAGCTCAGCAGCGATCTCGGCGGCCCGTCCCGCCACATACGCAGCGATGTCGGCTTCCGCCTTCCGGTATTCCCGCAACGCCTTGCTCGAGCCCGCCACATAGATCGGCTGATGCTCAACCGGCGGCAGTTCCGACATGACCTGATCCTTCGTGCGACGGATGTAACACGAGGCCCGAAGCCGATCGTTCAGTTCATCCAGATGGGACGCACCCTCGAGATGCCACTGGCCGAACCGATCCCTGAACGCGTTGCAGTACCGCTTGTAGAACGCCCACTTCCCCCCGAAGTCCTTCAGCCGACCAAGGATCTCGAGCTGACTCGCATACTCGGCGGGACGGTTCGTCACCGGTGTCCCCGTGAGACACAACACCAGACCTGATGCC